ACGGACACCGCCTCATCCCTCTCGTGCAATGGGTGACCCAACCAAGGGTACTCCAATGTCCCATCATCGTACAATGTGGGAGTCGGGTAGGGAAGAGCCGAAGCCTGCCTGTCGCGGGACGACTTGAGCGTCCATTGGACGCGCGGCGCGATGACCGGGTCACCAACGGCGAGCTGCATAAGAAGAATATGCGAGCGCCCTTCGGAAGTAACCCCATCGATCATGCCGTTAACCACGTACCGCCAACGCCCGTCCGTGTCGAACTGGTTCTCATCCACATGAGCTGTAACTCCGTACGAACTCTGGACGCTTACACGACCAATCCCCGAATTCACAATGTAAATCAACTGATAATACACTGGATACGGGTTCCGGTTGTGTATGGCGTACTGACCAGGAGACTCTGAGTAAGCGGCGTACATCAGGTCACTGGTGAGCTTGAACTCCCCCCCCCCCACAGCAAGGAAATCCCTCAAACTATTCACCTGCCCTTCACCACCGGCGGTGCGCCGAAGCGGTTGCGTAGGTGTTGGAACCTCACCGCTCCCCCCCGACCCACCAGTGTCGGGAGTGGCACCTGGCAAGGCGCCAGATCCACCCCCAACCTCCTATTCAAGCTGAAGGGCGGGGTCGATGGGCCCGGTGAGCACCGGGGTGTAGGACATGTAGATGCGACCTGCTACCGCCGTGCCGGAAGAAGGAAAGAATCCAGGGTCCATGTCCGCGACCCAGGCGATCCGACCAATTGCTCGGTCATTTCGATCGCTTAAGTCCATCAATGGAAAGCTTGAGAGGGAACAGTATTCCATCGCCTTTCCCGTCGGCACCGGCAGAGACTGCTTGTCCCAGACTGCGGCTCGAGATGCTCCGCTTACCGTGGAGATCTGGCCGACGGTCTTGGGGATAAGGTCCTGGAAATCCCTCAGAAACGCTAGATGCATCGTGCCGTTTGTGGCCGTGGACACTCGGGGTTCGAACCAGACCCGGACCCCCGTGAGGTTCCACTTCTGGTAAGATCCCGCTACTCCCCTCAGCCATGGGATGTTTCCGCAATGCAGGGTGAAGACCCCGTCCGGGGACGTCACCTCTGCTATCATGACCTCCTGCCTGGGACCACCATTCGGGGTGGTCTTTCTGGCACTGATGGAAGTTGGTGCACGGACGACCGCACGTGCGGACTTCTTGGCGCGCTGTTGCTGTTGCTTCTTCGCCATTGCGCAGGACAACGGTTGAATTGTATATATAAATTTGAAAAGACAGTTTGAGTGGTGTGTATTGGATCCTGCCACCACAACAGGACTGTACATCAGGGAGAACATTACAAGAACGCATGACCGTGCAGTCTCTTGGCATTCCGGGCGAACCCTTAGCACTGAAGTTTTGCGTCAC